AGCAATGTTCAAGAGATTGTTCTTGATGAGTCATTCGAAGAATACAAAGCCGCCGCTGCTCTCCGGAAGGAAGAGGTTGTCTCATTCCTAAAAGGGCAGTATTATGAGAAGCTTGCTCAGGAAGAAAAAGAGGCCGAAGCTGAAAGACTCCGAGTTGAGAACGAAAAACTGCTGGCTGAGAAACATGCTGCAGAGCTAAGAGAGCAGGCACGAATCGAAGCTGAAGAAAAAATCAAAGCTGATATGGATAAAGCCGAACGCGATAAGGTTGAAGCACAGGAAGCACTGGTTAAGGCTGAAGCTGAAGCGATACGCAAAGAGAACGAAAGAAAGCACCAGGAAGCCCAAAATGCTATTATGGCCGGACAGATTGAAACTCAGAAGAAAAAGGATGCTGCAGCTGCACAAGAACGCGCTGTAGTTGCTGAGCGAAACCGAATTGAAAGAGAACAAGAAGCCGAGCGTGACAGAGCTGAGCGTGAACAAAACGCTATCAGGCTGGCTGAAGAAGAAAGAGTTGCCGACTTTAACCACCGGTGCAATATCGAAAAAGAGATAATTTCAGAAATGAAACCACTTGGAATTTCTGAAGATTGGGCTGAATGGTTTATCAAAACTGTTAATTCTGGTCAAATCCCTCACCTCAAAATCGGATACTAGGAGGCTATCGTGGGTAAAGGTTCAGATAGAAGAAAAGAAGATTCGAATAAAATAAGTGATAAGCTCGGCAAAGTAAAAAAGACCAAAGACTTCACCCCGAAAGGTGAACCGAAAAAAAGCCGCAAAGGTGGCAAGCGATTTGGACCTTACTAAAACCGTCCGTATCTCGGACAAGGGTAAAAACATGTTTAAAAAAAATAAACACGCTAATAATTTTTGGGATAGGTGGTTTTCTGGCCATTTGAATATCGGGCCTATAACTATTTACGGTCGCAACGCAATGCATTGGGGCGTCAATATTAAATCAAGATGGGGTTATATCTGCTTTCGTTTACCATTGCCTTGTTGGGGGTGGCGCCGTCTTTACTTCTATGTATCACCAGACGCAACGCCAAGCAGCTCGACATTCTACTTGTTTGGAGATAAGGGAGAGAAGAGGCGATATAAAGAGCGTAAAAACAAAAAAAATCGTTAAGCCGTCCGTTTTTCGGACTACTAAATAAAGGTGATATATGAATAAAGATAGAATGAAATTTAGAGCGTGGCACAAGAAACGCAAAAAATACTATGAGGTCCAGCATCTTCATCTGGATTCTAACGAAGGAGTTTGGGCAACTTGCAAAGGGTATAATTGTATAGAGGATAAAGATGTCAAAATTCAAATACAACCAAATGACTGCATCATAGAACAAGGTACTGGTCGCAATGATAAAGATAAAAATCTCATCTTCAATGGAGATAAACTCCTTTATGTTGTTGAATATGATGACTATCACACATGCAGAAAGGAATTTATACTTATAGTTTCATGGGAGGAAGATAGGTGGTTACTAAGGTCAGAATGTGGCAATCTTGAGGAAAGTATATACAACTGGAACGATAGCGATTTTGAAATCATCGGTAATATACACGACTAGAACCGTCCGTCTCTCGGACTAAGGAGAAAATATGTGTATTAAAAAGTGTAAGTGTGGCGGTGATATATTTAAGATAGTTGAATCAACATCTTGTGATGATTGCCGAGCCAATGGTGTGTGGGATGAAGACAACGAGAAATATGTACACAAAGGTTCAGATATTGTCGAATTGAATAAAAGAATGGATGACTGTTTAAGCAGAACTCAATGTTCAGATGAAGGCTATTGTGATCATGGTGATAATCACAATAGTGGATGTTGGGTTTTCGAATGTATCAATTGTGATAAAGAAGAGATGATACCGCGCATTGAAGACTAAATCCGTCCGTTTTTCGGACAAGGTGAAATATGAAGAAACTAGAATGTAATCAAAAGAATTGTGACCACGCAATAGGTTATTGCGTATTAGATTTTCAAAATAAACAAAAACAGGAGAATGAAATGAAAAGAGAGCTATTTACGCACAAGACCGGAGTCACTGAAGGTGAACTAACAATTCTTGTACTTGATGAAAAGGGACAAGGCAACGCAAATCACGAATACAATATTCTTTGTCCTGATGATGACAATGTGAATGTCCATTTTCAGAACGGGCCAATCAAAGAAAATGGTGTTAATGGCGTAACAAATGAGGCTTTGCTTGCTCTTGTTATTGATCGCCTTGAAGGTTTTCAGTCGGGGCCGTTCAGCTGCAAAGCTAATGCTGTTGCTCTTACTCATATTGAAGAAGCTATGATGTGGTTGCAGAAAAGAACACATGACAGGGTTCGTCGAGGCGTTGAGGGAACTAATCAGCAGTAAGGCAACCGTCCGTATAACGGATTATTTGCAATAGTCCGAGCAAAACGGGAGAAATTGAGTAACCGGAGTTTTTCAGCAAGTCGTGATTTACTCCGAGAACTCAACTCGATAAGCAGTAATTAACTTTAAACAGTCCGGCAATCCACACATTTGGAGACGGTCGGAAAATAATGGGAAAACAGAAATGGATAGTATCGTTGATTTCGGTTCGGTGTGCTCTGGCGTAGAGGCTGCCTCGATTGCATTAGAGCCACATGGTTGGAAAGCTGCATGGTTTGCCGAAATAGAGAAATTCCCTACTGCAGTATTGGCCCACCATTGGCCGGAAACAAAGAATCTTGGTGATATGACTGAGATAAGAGGGAAGGTTTTAGCAAATGAAGTTGAAGCACCAAGCATTTTAATTGGTGGCACTCCCTGCCAAGCGTTTAGTGTCGGAGGTTTACGCAAATCTCTTGAAGATAAACGAGGACAATTAACACTTAGCTATGTGAGGTTATTAGATGCAATTGATTCAGTTAGACATGTTCGCGGGGATGAACCTGCAGTCTGCTTGTGGGAAAACGTCCCAGGTTGTCTCAACACCAAAGACAACGCTTTTGGATGCTTTCTTGGAGCGCTTGCCGGTGAAAAAAATCCATTGGAGCCTTCAGGGGGAAGATGGACAAACGCAGGTTGTGTGTTTGGACCACAGAGGAAAGTCGCCTGGCGAGTCCTCGATGCTCAATTTTTTGGAGTACCCCAACGAAGGCGTCGCGTGTTCGTTGTCGCAAGTGCTCGAAAGGGGTTTGATCCCCGAAAGGTATTATTTGAGCTCGAAGGCCCGCAGAGGACATGCCCGCCGGAGCGACCGACTGAGCAATGCGACACGGTTACGTTTATGCCCGGATGTAGAGCTAGAGAACGCAGAGGAGCCAGTGAAACTTTAGGAGCAAGGGACTACAAAGACCCGCAGGTATTAGTAAGCGAAAAGGAAGTGCGCCGCTTAACAGTGAGGGAGTATGAACGGCTACAAGGTTTTCCCGATGGACATACAAATATTCCTTATGGAAAACCAAAGCATTCAGAACAGCTTTGTTCTGATGGTCCACGTTACAAAGCTCTTGGAAATTCAATGGCTGTTCCTGTAATGAGATGGATCGGGGAAAGAATTAAGAAACAATTAATCCGGTAAACGAACGATGAGGTCAAAATGAAAATTGTAGAATGTCCGCACTGCAATTCTGTAGCAACGCAGCCAATTGGAGATAAAGGTCACTATTGTAATTGCTGTAATAAAAGTTTTAACGACTCTAAACAACTAACAACTGAGGTATAAATGATTTGTGATAGAACAAAGATCGTAGGCAAGTATGCAATGCCAGGGCTTTTGAAAGGCCAAGAATATATGTGTAGCAACGGTTGTGGTTCTTGTAGTGTTGTTGAAGATGAATTCGAATGCAGTAGAACAGATACTAAATTTGGAGACCTTATTAGTCGAGAAGTTGAAATAGTCCCAGTCTCTTCATGCTGTAGGGCTGATTTAGATATCTGGGATAATAACAAGGATGATATAGTTCAATATGACTTCATTGATAAGTCCGAATAACGAACGATGAGGTGAATATATGGAGATAACACACAGACACGAAAGAGGTGGCAGGACTGAAGCAGAGTTTGATTCGTACAGCAATGGAGAATTATCTATTCATCTTGAATACATCGCTTCAAACTGTTATCAGTCCGCTGATGTTTCAATCACTCTAAGCAAAAGTGAAGTTGAAAGACTTCTCGAAGAAATAGAAAAATCCGAATAACGAATGATAAATTGAGGTGATTATGAAATGGAAAACTCTTGCAGAATGCCGAAAAGCAATAATGAAAAATCACGGATTTAAAACAATAAAGGAATTTGATTTGTGGTACTGGAATAACTACAAGCAAACTCCGAAATAGGAACGATGGAGATAAATAAATGATAACGCCCCATAGAAACAACCTATGTAGCAAACATGCTGAGAAAATGATCTCAATTAAGATCACAAGTGCCTGCAATATGAGTTGCGATTTCTGTGTTGATAGAGATGGAAAGGATTGCAACGTTGCAGATGTCTTCAAAATAGCAGAAGAGGCCAATAAACTAAAAGAGTACAAGACGGTAATTATCACTGGTGGTGAGCCATTCTTAGAGTTCAATAATGTAATTAAACTCTGCGTACTTCTAAGAAAGAGTAAGATAAGAATAGTATTAAATACTAACGGATCTCTACTGACACGAGAGCGGGTTAAGGAGCTTAATGGACTGATTGACGAACTCCAAATTTCAGTACACCACTACGACGAAGCTAAGAACGCGGAAGTATTAGGCGGCATAGTAGCCTTTGCTATTATCAAAGATGCCCTTACATACAAAGAATTTGATGTATCTATAAATTCAACATTCAATAACGAATACGATGACTGGGAAAAAGCAGAAGCAGTTCCTCGTATGGTGCTTCTCACAAAAAATTTAGGAGCTCAGAATCTAAGATTGACAGAACTTAAAAAGGTTAACTCAGATCAATTTGTCGAAGCCAAATACTTCTTTGGAGAATTTCACCATGTAAATAACAGAGAAGTAAAAGACCTAATTATAAAAGGGTGTACTTTTCGCTACAGGCAAGCAGGAATTAACGTCTCAGTTAAACGCCTTTGTCCATACGCTAAAGGAGCTAACGCAGAATCATTTAGTTGCTGCTTTGTGGATACGGAAGGACAGAAAAAGATTGACATAGAAACCGAAGACACCTTTAAGGTAATCTACTCCGACGGCTCAGTAACTAACGACTGGGTTTTTAATAACCAGCCCGAATAACCAACGATTGAGGTGTAAGTAATGAAATTTAAAAAACATGATGAAAGTCCAGGAAGTTGTACAGTAGCATCCCAATATAATAAAGCTGTTGATAGAATTGAAGAACTTGAGGCTGTAATTCTTCAAATCCACAGAGACACATTAAAAGGAAGCCCCGAAACTGCACTAGACCGAGTGGTTGAAACAGTATGGAGAGCTAAACAAGAAATAAACTAATCAGTAATACCAACCAAATAAAAATCAAAGCCCTCAAGACTGCTAATGTTATGTTATGCGGTCTTTTTTTAACCCTAAAAATAGAGATAAATATGACCCATCACCAAATAGGAAAAAATTGTCTATGCTGCGGAGTGCCTGCAAAAAATAGATATTGCCCTAAATGCCAACAATCAACTCAAACAAAAAGGACGAACGCATGGAATTCTACGACTATGATGAAATAAAAGAAGCTGGTAGCTGCTTAGATTACGCAATTACAGTTCTGAATATGACTCCAGTAAAGGGGGAAAGAGATCAATTTAATATCCCATGGCGTCCGGCTTCCGATTCGGGAGCGTTAAGTATAAACGAAACCGGATGGGTTGATTTTGTCACAAATGATAAAGGCTCTATCCTTGATTTGGTTGTTCGGTTCCGGCAAGTTGATCTGCTTTCTGCACAAAAAGAGCTTGGAGAATATTACAAGCTCGATCCTAAAATGAAGAAAAGGACCGACTTTCACCCCGGTACGAGATATGAAAAGCTAATCAGTGAAGGGTTCAAGTGTACAGCAATTTACCCTTACGTTGATTTAGAAGGTGTAACCAGGTATGAGGTGTTAAGGCTTGAACATCCCGAAAAGGATAAAGAGTTCCTTCAGAGGGAAAGCGAAAACAAATGGAGCATGAAAGGTGTTGAGCGAATACCATATAATCTCAAAGGATTCGCCGATAGTGAGTGGGTTTGTATCGTGGAGGGCGAGAAGGACGTTGAGACTCTCAAAGAGATAGGGTATCCGGCAACAACCAATTCCGGAGGCTCTAAAAAATGGCCTGACACCTTCGCTCAATACTTCGAAGGTAAAAAGGTTTTCATCTTGTACGACAACGATATCAAAATCCTAAAAGGACAAACTGAGCCGATTGGCCTGGTCCATGCCCGCTTAGTAGCTTTAAAAATAAAAGATGCTGCCACAGCAATCTTTATGACATCCACGAGCCAAGCTCCGAAAGGAGATGTCACAGAATACATAAAAGTCGAAAGGCACACAGCCAGCGACCTACATCAACTTCTCGAATCATTAGAACAACTAGATCAGACCTTGCTTCAGGATGATGATTTTAATCCTATTATAAACGATGCAAAACTTGCGAATGAAGTTGATTTTTTAAATTATATCCCCAAAAAGACAACAAACGAAAAAAAGAAAGTTACAGTTGAGAAAGAACCGCGCCAGATAGAGGAAGTTATTAAAGACTCTAAGCGTAGATTTCTTGACTTCCCTAAGAAAGTTGGTGAGCAATTGTTCGACCACGACCGGGAAACGGGATTGATTAATCCTATTTTTAACAGTTCTTCTCTATTCTCATGGATGGGAATGAAGTCAAAACGCCGCATATGGTGGGCTGCTGGTGAAGGTTTTGTTCCTAAGCAAGAGTTCTTCGAGGGAATCCTTTCCAGTGCTGAGCGATATGAGTCAATTTCATACGTTCCAGACTGGCCGCCCCGTAGAGATGTTTATTATGCTCACGAAAAACTGCCCGAACCCAGTAGTGATCATCATTACTTCAAGGAGTTCGTTGAATTCTTTAATCCGGCCGATGAGGCGCAAAAGTCATTCCTTAAGGCGTTCATTGCTGCTCCGCTTTATTACATCCCTGGAATACCTAAGCCATCGTGGATCATTGATAGTGAACATGGGGCTGGAGTGGGAAAAACAACCCTTGTAGAAGTTATCTCAACATTGTACCAGGCTCCCGATTCGCAGCGCGGTGGATTGGTAAGAACTAACCCGAATCAGTTGAGACAGAATCCCGATGAGCTTGTTCGCCGGCTTGTTTCCAGTGAGGGGCGTTTATCCCGTATGGTGCTGATTGATAATGTCGTGGGTGAGTTCAAATGTCCTCAGCTTGCCGACATGATCACATCTTCCCATATATCGGGTAAAGCTCCTTATGGTCGTGGTGAAGAGTGTAGGCCGAATAACCTAAACTATGTAATAACAGCCAATTCCGCGACTGTTGACAACGATATAGCTATACGTTCTTACTACGTTATCCTTAAGAAGTCGGTAAAATCTACACTTTGGAAGAGCCGAGTGATGGACTACATCAGGAATAACCGAATGAATATTATTGCTGATATCACCGATATACTGAATCATGGTACTTCTGGGGAAGCTTTTAAAATGCAATCCCAGTCGTGCACTCGTTTTCCTGAGTTTGAGGAACGTGTTCTTGCTCCGATGTGTGGATCATCTGAAGCTTACAGCGATGCGATCAAGGTGCTAGCTGATGTTAAAGCTGAATCAAACATTGACGAAGAAGAGTCGAGATCCATTGCCGATATGATCAAATACGGTCTTCAAGAGTTAGGAATACCGCATGATAAAAAGGTGTTTATACAGCATGGGGCGATCACTGAATGGTGCCGAAAAGCATTCCCAGAGAATCGATATCCTTCTAGGATGGTTCAAGATATTCGTAACATGGCGAAGAACGGATCGCTTCATGAAGTTGACCCAAATCACAATCAGCATGGCGTTAAAGAAAGGCGGCGCGGTGTTACCTGGGGAAGATATAAGAAGGGTGATTCTCTTATTGTGGTAGGTGTTGGAAAAGCCGGAAAAGTGGCGTTAAAAGACTCAATTTAGGCCGTTTTTAGCGCGTTCAAACTGCACAGGCATAAACTGTGCAGTTTTAGAAAAGTCAAAATCAGAAACAAAGTGTTCTGTGAACGCCCGTTCACTTGTGCAGTCGTGCAGTAGATTTCACAAGCGGACGGCCTTATGACACCCAAAGCACGGCTAATGCACATGTTTCAAAATTTTCATAAGTCCTTCTCTATTATATATTAATAATATTTCCGCACGACTGAACGGGTAAATCTCTATACTTACGTATAAAAGAGAGAGATAATAGTAATATATAGTAATAAAGCACTGCTAGAGAGCTTATATAGGGATTTACATGTGCAGTTGTGCATAAGAAAAGAGAGGAATATGGTAATGGATATACTACAGGCAAAGATAAGTATAACTCAGTATAGAGATAATATACTAAGCCCTAACTGTCATAACTATGATATAGAATCAGAGGATACTATAAAAGCTATGGAACACAGACCGGATAAGATAATAGAGCTATTACAACGGCTCTGGAAAAGGGCTATGGTTATGAGCCGATTTAATTTATACTCAACGCATCCAAGATTACTGAGATTAGTAAATGAAGATCCGGCTGACTATATGGAACGATGTTCTAAAAGATTTAATAAATAAACCAAAGGGAATAAGATGAAAAATTACGATAAACTAAAAAACTATAAGGTTGGAGATAAGTACCTTGGAGATGATGGAGTTACTAGAGAAGTGATAAAGTCATTCAAGAGTCTTCAATTTAGGTGTCTTAACTGTGATGAAGAAAGAAAAGGATGTACATGGAGATTTAACAGGAGCATTAATTGTACTGTATGCTCTGTGAAGCAGGAGTCTAACTAATGCCGAATGACGCAACAGCCTACAATCCTCAAGGGGTTGAAATAAGATTTGATGAAGCGGCTCACACATACGAAACCGATAACACAACAGATTTTACTTCATCTTCTGGGATTATTCACAATTTCTTTCCCCAGTTCGATGCTGTAGAAGTTTCAACTAGAATCGCACCACGAAAAGGAAAGACACCTGAACAACTACAAGAAGAATGGAGACTTAATGCAGAAAGAGCCTGCCACTACGGAACAAGATGTCATCTCAACATGGAAGGTTATCTCTCAAATAAGCCAGAACTAATAAACACACCGGAGAATCCAAAAGAACAAGCATCATTCCAAGTTTGCTTTAATGCTGCACAATGGATCTTGAATAATTACCAAGTTATCCAATGTGAGGCTATTTTATTTTCTGAACGCTTCAAGATAGCTGGTACAACTGATATTCTTCTTTGGGATGCTAAAACAAATGAGCTCATAATAGGAGATTTCAAAACCAACAAGGAGATAAAATACAGCGGATTCAACGGGGAAAAGGGATTTAACCCAATAAGCCACTTGGAGAATTGCAACTACAATCACTATTCGCTTCAGTTATCTGTCTATGAGTTTTTAATGGTTCACGGAAATTACTTCCCACCGGAGACAAAGTATCGCAGAGCTTTAATTCATATCTCAGAAACAGAATTCTCATGGGTTGAACTACCTTGCAGGAAACAAGAGGTGTCCGACATGATTCTTTACCATCGGACAGAAGGATGGGATGATATCGTTCCATTCTAAGCTTCATAGCTCAATCCTAAGCGATTTTAAGACATTTTATGCATCATTTATCATCCAACACCATTAAAACGCCTTAAAATCGCTTAAAACGCTCCGTTTGTAATCTTTAAATTCACAATTAAACTAATTCTTACAACAACAAAACTTCCAAGGGGATAAGATATCATGGATGATTGTAAGAATTACGGACGCTATGGATCAAAGCCGGAATGTCCTAAATGTGAATTACAGAATTACTGCAAGGAAGCTAAAAATCCATCACCATTAAACTCATGTGAGTACGATGATGCTAGATCAAACTCCATCACAGATAAAGAGGCCAAAGAAGCAGCCCCAGAAAGAGATGAATATTATCTATCGCCATCAGACATCAGACAAATCTTATTTAGCTTATTATCTGTCATGCAAGAGTCTAAAACAAGATTCAAAATACTAACATGCTGGTTGACTGAGTTTGGAGGCACTACAGGTAAAGGTCGGGATTCTCTAGTTAAGAACATAGCTAAATCAACGGGATATTCTCCTAGAACATGCATGAGACATATACAACGAATATCTGATCATAAAACTTTAGGAAAAGTGTTTGTGTATCACAACAAGAGAGTTGGCAATAGAAAAATAGACATGGGATCATCTAAGAGTGAAATTATAAGAAAATCTTGGATGCAAATGGAAATGTTGTTGAAATAACAAAGGAGCCCTAACAATGACAACACCGCAAGAATGGAACGAGATCTTTAAACTAGCCTTCGCGTTTATCGTCATAGGCTTAATTATAGCAAACTTGTAACACAGGAACAGTATGAAAATATTTCAATGCTTAATCTCAGTAAATGCATCATGGTTTAGATTATTTGGTTATGGGTTAACTCTAAAAAAGACTCCACTGTTATTTTCTGAACGTAAACACCAGAAATTTATTAAATTACCATTCGGATACAGAGCAACATATTTAAAGCCATCCTAACCCCCAGCCACAAAAAAAGCCCTCAGCAATTAAGCTAAGGGCTTTTTCTATTTAAACCTACATCATCAATCTTTAATCATCAGAGCAACTCCACCAATCGAGAATGGAGCTTTGTTATACATCAACATAAACTCACCTTTAGAACCATTATCTATCCAAGCATCAATCTGACTCAAATGACCATCTTTCTTGATATGATCTTCATGATCATAATTACTTATATAATCCACACAAAACTCACATACATCCTTCTTCTTCAATTCAATCTTAAGCTCCGGCGCTTGCTCTCTAATCATCTGACCTGCCAACTCTCTAACCTGTTGAACTTTCATGATCTCATCTCCACTAGCTAATTATAATTATGTTTCTAACAACACTGTATTCTTTATAATCTATAAATATATCAATTGTCAATAGATAACGGCTAAATGTCTATTATAAGCGTCATACAAGGGATAATAAGATAAAGGTTATAAGATATGAAAGAACTATCACTATCGTTAGTTGATGATAAATACAGCGTAAGCGTAGCTATAAATGTAAGACTATATTCAAACAAGTATTCTGCTCAAAAGTTCACTGATACTCTATTTGAAACAAAAGAAGAGCAGTTTATGAGAAATACTAAAGCTTGTTGCCTGACACAATTATCAGATAGAGATGAATATAAACACGATTGTTATTTAGTATTTAACAAAGAAGATATAACACCAGGACAAATAGCACACGAAACAACGCACTTGCTGTTTCATATGTATAAAGAAGGGCAAGACGTTCATGACAATAGCACCACTATAAAGTTTAAGAGTTATAACGAAGGTGAAGAAGACTATTGTGGAGAGCTACAAGGTATCGTTGATTATATATATAAATGGTGGAAGGAAATAGAATAATGGCTGTGACTACGTCTAAAGGTCTAGCAAAGCTTGCAATGGCTGAAATGTTGAAGTCAAGAGGCTTTGTAGTATGGCGATGTTTTAGCAAAATGAAGAAAGTATATGGGATGTTATTGATAGCTTGCAATAAGCTTAATCCCGATGATCCATATCGATATTATCGATACTTAACAAACGAGTTATGCAGATTACCAATGCAGACCACTACTCAAAGCGTACGCTATAAAGAGATTAGGCAAGAGAGGGTAGATTCATTAAGACGTGAGCTTGCAGCCCTCACAAACGATCAGATTTGCCCCTGCTGCAACAAATCATGGGATGCTGATTCATTGGTGCCTGAGATAGGCGATCACATAGCTATTCCCCCTCGATAATCACTATTCATAGTATAGCAGCTCAGCACTAAACACTTCAATAGTTGTAAGTCGTTGGTAATCAACGATAGTGACTAAACATACTGTATGTTATGCGACGTTGTAACCACATGAACCCCCTCACATAGTATTGATAGCCAGGTAGTTAGCTAATCACCCACCATCATCACATCATCATGTATAAATTATCATCATAGTCAGCAGGTGGCATGGTGCATTTATAGGGGTGGGGGGAGGGGGTAGCGACCCTTTGGCCTCGGCCCTATGGTATCGTATACCCTTCGGATACCACCCGCTATTTTTTTCAGAGTGTACACTTTGATTTGACATCTATTACTATCTCCATTATGTTTGATAGTCGGTTCAAGATGCCGATTAATTCAATGGCTTCACAGCCGGTGCCTACTTTGTAGGATTTTGCTGGATTTGGAGTTTACTTAACATGGAGAGGAATAAGATGGTTAAGGATTTAAAAGAGGGTGACAAGGTTAAAGTTAAGATGAATTCTTCTACGGGTGACTGCGATGGAATCTTCGTTGGTCACTGGTCATATTTGGAAGGTGAGGAGCCATCGGCTATAATCAATGTTAAGTGTTTGGATAAGCGTATGAGATTGCCTGAGTCGGCTTTTAGGGCTTTGCAGCCGGCACCTCCTGCGGAGGACTCCATTTCGGACAAGGTAGTTGGTAACGTTGCTGCGGGGTTAAAGGAACGCGAGGAAGAGGTTCAGATCTTTAAGGATATTAATTGGGATGGCTTAGTTTATCCTTACTGTAAACATCCTGCAGGTAGCAATCATGCTACATTTCATATAACACAAGAGCCTTTGTTTTCTACGATAAGAGGCTACGTCCTAACTGGGTATTTGTTTCGCGCTCATAACAAGGGTGATAAAGATTTGGTTAGGCATTGCCCTTACTTCTTTGCAGAGGATGGTTCGATTCAATCAAAGGCGAATGCTGCTGTGTTTGTAAAGTTGGGAGATTTCGATGGCTAAGAAGCAGGTTAACCTTAAGCTTGATCCTACAGACATAGCGAACCTTACGGCGAAGAGGGGGAGTGTTCCTTTTCAGACTTACGTTGAGGCTTTGATCAAGAAGGATATCTATGGGAAGTTAGAGAATGAGTTGAGTGTCAAGGATGAGGTTGAGAAGTTGGAGACAGATGCTTCGATGGAGGTTCTTTGGGATAAGGCTATACTTGAGGACATGAAGGTTCAGATGGCGAAGGATCCTGCTGGGCTGTTGAAGGGTATGGACCAGAAGGATAAGTTGGCGTTGATGGCTCGAAGGATGGGTAAGTCGTCGGTTGATCCGGAACTGGAGAATCAGGCGATTGCGCTTAAGGATTGTATTAATTTGCTGCCTAGTATCCCGGATATAACGAAAGAGTTGTCTCACGCTAAGAATCGTATGAAGAAAGCTCAGCACGAACTGGAGATGGAGAAGTGTGTTGTTAAGCCTTTGAGATCGAAGTTGATTAAGGCTGGGGAGTGGGAGGCGATGAAAGAGTTTTTGGATGAAGCGGGAAAGATGCTCAACGACTGGGGCCGGGATTGTAGAGCGCGAGATATTCCTTACGAGAAGATTAAGTTGATAGCGATTGCTAAAGGGGTGGTGAAAGAATAGATGCTGCTGACACCGAAAGACTATGAGAATATAAAGAGGGGGTTGATCTTCTGGCTTAAGCGCTGGGAGCACAATCCTCTTGCTTATGTTATTGAGTGTGTTGGTGATACTCCAACGCATCAGCAGGCCGAGATTTTGAAGGCTTTACCGAAGTATAGGTTTGTTGCGGTGAAGTCGGGGCATGGAATTGGTAAGACCAGGCTTGAGGGTTGGCTTGATTCGTGGTGGTTAGATACGAGAATGAAGCGTTGTGTTATTACCGGTGCCGGTGGTGATGCGTTGAAAGATACAATTTGGGCTGAATCAGCGATCGTTTCGGATAAGAAGTGGCAGTTTTTGGCAGATAAGTTTGAGATTACAGCGAAGAAACGTTACTCCAAGGAGGTTGAGAACGGTTGGTTTACGGTAATTCGTACTGCTTCCAAGGATAATACGCAGGCTCTAGCCGGGTTTCACGATTGTTTATTCATGATTGATGAGGCTTCGGCGGTGGTTGAGGGTGTATTTGAGGTTGCAAGGGGTGCGATGGGTGACCCACACAACTATGGATTGATGCTTGGTAACCCAACAAAGACCAGCGGATACTTCTATCAGGCGTTTCAAGGGTCGAAAACTTGGCATTGTTTGTCGTATTCTTCGACAGATTCCATGTATGAGCAGGAATACTCGTATGATTTTGTTGATGCGATGGGTGATATTCGGGAAATAACGGTTCGAGGTCGTCAAACTCAGGCTTGGGTTGATGATATGAAGCGCGAATTTGGTGAAACTTCCAACACCTACAAGTATCGTGTGCTTGGTGAGTTCGCTTCCGGGTCGGCAGATATGGTTGTTGAGAAGCATTGGATGAAAGATGTTTTTGCCCCGACTAAGATTCGAGACAAGAAGCGTAAAAGGGTAATGGGTGTTGATGTTGGTTATACAGGTAACGACCCGTCAGCAATTGCGATTCGACAGGGCGATGATGTAATCCACATTGATCAATGGCGCGGAAACGATACGGTTGTTACGACTCAGAAAGTTATTGAAGCTTTTGAGACTCATGAGTGTGATGTTATCCTTGTTGACTCGATTGGAGTTGGTGCCGGGGTTTATGACAATTTAAAACATGCTGGCTATCCGGTTAAGCATTGCGATGTTCGTGAAAGGGTTCCGAAAGAGAAGCAGCAGGATCATAAGAAGACAAAATGTAAACTGCTACGGGATTGGTTGTGGTGGCAGGCAAGATTGTACTTCAAGCAGCGGCCTGTTCGTTTTCATGGTGATCCGAATGAGGGTGAGGGGATTTGGGGGCTTCTTGTTGAAGAGGTTGCAGCTCCTACTTATGCCTATGAGGGTCGTTTGGTTGTTGTTGAATCGAAGGATAAATTAAAAGAGCGCGGTGTGAAGTCGCCGAATATTGCTGATGCTCTTAATATGACATTCATGGTCGATTGGAAAACAGGTAAAGGAACAGGTCAACAGAAGACTAAATCTAAATTAAAATTCAAAAAGCCGGTTGCAAGTTTCAAAACGGCATGATAGGATAATATCCTAAATTGAACGCATCTATGAAACCGAGTAATCGGGCATTCAGTGAGATTCAGACTCGCGATAAGGCCGCTTCCGAGAATAAGGATATTGCCTGTGCTCTGTTCCTCATTGCAAATCATTCTAGCTGGTTCAAAATATTGTTTTGTATTTTCAACACGCAATGAGGGCACTCTCAATTATTCTGTTTAGAAGGGCTAAAACCGTAGATCCCCGAGCTGAACAGATGATTGAGATTTTTTTTATGCGGAGGTAGGGTGCAAGGACTACTAGAAATATGGCACCAGGTAACAGCGGTAACTGCGAGCATGTTTTGTGACATGTGGCGACACCAGAGGATAGACACACCTCGTTAAAAAATTACGCTGTGAACACAATACGGGGATTAACTCAACCGACTCTGCGCCATTTTTTTGTCTTATAATCTTCACAAATATAACCTAACCAACAAGGGAATGAGAGATGAAAGAAAAAAACAAGAAGAAGCCTGAAGGTGACGATCTGCTTATCGAAACTCCAACTGTTGAAGAGTTTCAGTTAAAGATTGATGAACTTGAAGAGAAGTTGAAAGCATCCCTTGAAGCAAACGAGTCGGTTCTTACAGCCGATGAAGTTAAATCCATCAAGAAGGGTGAAGAGAGAGCTTTGGAACAAGTTGCTTCACTTAAGGAAGATGTTGAGACTCTTGAGCATCTTAACTCTGTACTGGAAGATAAGATCGAAGAGCTTCAGACTCCGATTAATAGTTTGAAGCCGAAAGAATATAATCCTGATCTTGATAAAGGGATGGATTGCCGAGAAGCAGAAGCAGCAGCGAGAGAAGGAAAAGCTTTCAGTCGTAAAGATTGGAAAGGCGCGTATATGACTTATGATGCCAAGAATGAAGTTTACATATGGAATAAGCCTGGTTGTACTCCGAAGCCGACAGAACTTCGCGATGAGCACCGAGCTCCGACAGACTTTTATTTGGTGGTTCCTAAGTAAGCCCCTCAATTTAGTCCAGTAAGCCCTTGATTCATATAATAATGAATCAGGGGCTTTTTTTATGGCACAATATTCCTCCACTAATAACCACAAATTCGATAGATGGTTAAATAATGCGGCCACTTTCGAGAGGGATTGGCGTAGCGATAACAATATAAATTTCGATTATTACGATGGTGAACAATGGACCGATGCCGACGCTAAGATAGTAGAGGATCGAGGTCAGCAAGCCACCGTACTCAATGTAATGCGCCCAACTGTAGATATGGTTCTTGCCCTTGAAGCAGAGCGAAGATTGAACACTCGCGTTACAGGGCGTGAAGAATCCGACTCCCTAACTGCCCGACTTCTTACCGAACTCCTTTCCCAAGTCAACGAAGAAAACGACAAAGATTTTTACATGGCGCAATGTTTCCGTGAGGGGATTATTGGTGGTCGTGGTTGGTCTTACATTCACCCGGTAGAAGATGAATCTGGTGAAATGCAGATTGAGGTTGACCAGCTACCCTGGGAAGAGGTTTATATTGATCCATTCCACCGGAAGCCTGATGGTAGTGATGCTCGATTCATTATTCGATGCCAGTGGGAAGATCGAGATGTTGTTAAAGAAAGATTTGGTGAAAAAGCCGATGATATTGATTCAGCATTTGATGAGCGATTTAAAAATGTAGAATCCCGAGCTCAACAGCAGACAGACGGTGGCATTGAGTACTACGATCAGAAAACAGAGCGCGTGAGACTTTGCCATTGCTGGTACAGGGACGCGAAAAAGAAACTCAAATATGTTCTTTTTGCTGAGGATATTTTTCTTATTGGCTCAGAAGATGGAGAAAACGAGGATCCTATCGGGGTAAATATGTACCCTTTGGTGCCGTTTACAGCATTCCGGAAGAAAGGTGGTGAGCCTCAAGGTCTTATTAAGCTAATTCGTGACGCTCAAGATCAGATAAACAAGCTCAATTCTAAATATCTTTGGAGCGTATCAGCTAACAGAATTACAGTCGAGGAAGATGCTGTTGATGATGTTGATGCCTATGCCGCTGAAATGCAAAAACCAAACGGTGTAGGAAAGGTTAGCGAAGGTGGATTAAATAAAATTAGAATTGAGGATAATAATCGCGATCTATCAGGGCTAAGCAATCAACTTAACTTTATGCTTGAAATGATTCAGCGTACTTCCGGGATAAACGATTCAATGATTGGTATCGGTGGCACCAACGAGCGTTCAGCCCAGCAAGGTCGGCAGAGAATGGTGCAAGGTGCAAAAATTTCTACGGCAATAATGGAAAATTTCTATTTCACCAACAAGCGAATTGCTAAAGTTACGCTTCGCCAGATCGCAGAGTTCTATGATGAAGAGAGAGTAATACGAATTGTAGAACCAAACGGGGCAACAACTCACCTTAAGGTAAATGAACCTTACATCGATCCTAATACTGGTGAGCTTGAGATCTTCGCGAATATCAATGATGTGCTTAGGTACGATGTAATCCTCAAGGAAACCGCGCCGTTTAGCAGCACACAGGAAATAACACTTCAATATGTATCAGAGATGGGTAAAGCCGGGATAATTGATCCGGAAATTGCTCAAGAACTACTGATTACACTGTCCGATATACCGCATAAGGAAGAGCTGCTGTTCAGGGCTCAAGAATTGCAGAAACAACGTGCCGAGCAACAAGCTGCTTTAGCAGAGCAAGAAGCTCAGAACGTGCAATAGAAAACGAGAATTCCCCTCACTGAGGGACTCTCAAACAAAAGGGCAATAAGATGGGAAAAAGAGAAGAAAGCAGACTCGGAATGTTTGGACGCGACGGTGGAAGAACAAAAGAGAAAGCAGAGGGTGCTGAAGAGGAAGTTGTTGAAACTGACCTTGAGGATTCTCTCGAAGAATCAGACTTGGATGATGGCGAGGAACTCCTTGATGAAGATCAAGATTCTGACCTTGAAGAAGAGGATGAAGATATCGAAGAAGAGGATGAAGAGAACCCCGACGATCACGAAGAGGAAGAAGAGAAATCTGATTCAGACAAGTGGGAGGAAGAGAAAACATCACTCGAAAAGAGGAACTCCGACACGCAGGCTGAATTCACTCGTAAAAGTCAAGAGTTGGCAGCAGCTAATAAGCTGATAGCTGAGCTTGAAGAGGAAAAGGCAGCCCACGCTAAAGAGCTTGACGATGCATGGTTGAATAGCGATGATATTGATGATGTTACTAAGCAGAAGTTTCTTCAGCAGCAGGAACAAATCAATAAGCTTGAAGCCCGTGATAAGGAGCGTGAAAACGCACAAGCTGAAGCAGCGTTCGAGGAAGCCTCAAAACCACTCAAAGAGAAGTATGATGATTTTGACAAAATGATTGATCTTGTCAAAGAAGAATACGAATCGAATGAGAAGTTGCGAAATAAATTTGTTGAAGGTGGTAGAACACCAGAGGTCGCCTACAAACTGGGATTGAATCTATTCCGGTCGAGACTGATGGTTGAGGATCCTGTCGGCTACAATAAATATCTTAAAAAGTTGCAGAAAAACAAAAATAAAGAGAAGTCAAAAAAGAAGAAGGCAGCCGTTGAGAGCCTTGATGCTGGAAGTTCAAAGACTCCTAGCAGAAAAGAAGCTCCGAGACGCCGTGGTAAAACACGCCTTGAAGAACTTGGCTTCCTAAGATAACTGGAGATTGAAAAATGGGTACGTTTATCAGAGGTACAGGAGACGCAAGAACTGTTAAAGAGCATGAGCGTAAGCTTACTAAAGAGTATCTACGCAAAGGTAAAATGAATTTTCTTAAGGGTGGGCCTGGTTCAAGCATGCCTATCATTCTGAGGGATGATTTTGAAGAGAAAAATGGTGACACTAGAGACTTCCACTTTGTTCCGCAGAATAAAACTCCAGGTCTTAAAGGCCAGGATATTACTGTTACCGGGAATGAAGATAGCATTGATGAGTTCAAAACTGAGCTTATCATTGATCAGATGTCGAAAGCATTTTCAACTACTGGAAAGCTGACTCCTTACCGAACTATCTTTGATGTTCGTGATGAGTTCTACACTCAGATCTCAAACTGGTGGGCTTTGTATGACGATCAATGGATGATTGATACGCTTGTAGGTAAGCTTACAAACGGATTTGATTACGTTGCCGACAACCTGCTGAATACAACTGTGTTCCAGAATGGTGCTGGTCGTATGATGCTTGCACGTGATGGTTCTTCTGAGATTGTCGATTTCGATGATTACTCAAAAACAACAAACACTCTTCTTTCCACTGCCGGACCTACAGGTCTTGGAATGGATAACACAGCTAAGATGAATACGGCTGTACTGGATGAGATTAAAGTAATGCTTAGTGATGGTGTTGGTAAATACAACATTGCTCCGGTCAAGATGGCTAACGGGAAAGAAACTTATATTCTCCTTATTGATAACATTGTTCGCCGCGATCTTCGCCAAGACAGTGACTTCAAAGGTCACATGACTTCGATTCTTGAGTCTGGACATGGAGATGATCCGATTGCGGACGGTGCGATGGGGATGTGGGATAACATCATCATTAAGCCGGTCGATGGTCTTTACCGCTACGAAGATCCAAACAACGCCGGTGAGCACTTCACTCGAAACCTTCTACTTGGTCGTCAGGCGATGGGTGTTGGTTATGGTCAGCATCTTAACTACGTTGAAGACGAACGTGACTACGACCGAATCTTTGGTGTGAACTCTGATGAGATCCGTGGGCAGACTAAGCTTACGTTCGATGGTGTTGATATGGGTGTTGCTCAAATCGTTACAGCGTCAAACTAGAGTTAATTTGAGAGGTGTAAAAGCCTCTCTCGTTTCATAATTTTATAAAAAAAGAGGTTATATCATGGCTGATACAGATATAAAAGGGGTTTTGCTTGTAACTCCATCGAACTACGAGCTAGAAGGATTGGATAAGCAGGTTGCTTATGACATTAACGTTCTTGATACTGATTTTGTTGGAATCGAGACAGTAGGTTCTCATGAACTATTCGCAGTACCTGAAGGTAAAGCACTCCGCAGTCTTACAATTGCGGTTGTTACTTCTGCCGATTCAGCAGGCGATGCAGCGACAGTTGCTTTCCATGTTGGCGGTGTTGCTCTTGCCACTGCTGTTACTGAAGCTAATCTTGCTGAAGGTCGCGTTGTTGAGCTGCCGGTTCTTGCCGATGGTACAATTCCGGCATACGCTTTTGATGCAACTGCGGTTGATGTTGAGATGGTTGTTGCAGTTGAAGCTCTTACAGCGTTTGAATTTGTTATTATTCCTACATACGTTGATATCACAGCGATTGTTGATGCAGCAGATATCCCAGGGCTTCAAAATTAGGGTCCAGTAGGGTGCTTTAGTATCTTATTCCCCCATAGAGGTTAATGGGAAAGGAGCTTCACTTTAATTAGTGGGGCTCCTTTTTTTCGTCCAGTTATCATTAAAAAATAAAAGGGATAGCTATGGCTGTAGCAGCATTTCAAGTAGTTAGAGATATGATCAGGCGTGAGTTGCTTGATTCAATAGGTTCCCGTTGGACTGACGATGAACTTGATGTTTATATCAATATAGCTCAAGAAGTCTACGCGAGGCGTACCAAGGTCCTTAAGGGCGAGATTAACATTTTCCACAATGGTATTGATTTCATTTACCAAACGCCTGCAGATTACCTTGAGGCAACTTCATTCGTATTGGATGATAGTGTCAAAACAAATATCCCGATAACTTCATGGAAATTCATTGCAGAGAGACATTCTCCTAAATGGCTAACGGATCAAAGCGATCAGCCTAAGTATATTGTGTTTGATTATGAGGTTTGGAATCGATTCAGACTTTACCCGAATACAAATAAGGTGGCTGATACACTACTGGGAACGCTTAAGTACTCGCGATTGCCGGCGGCTGATACGCTTGAGATAAACAATCTTCAGACAATCATGTATTATGCTTTATTCAGAGCATACCTAAAAGAGCGCGGTGGAAGGTATTTATTCAAGGCTCAAAAATACAAAAGGCTATTTGAGAGTGAGTTTCAAAAGTATAAATCTCGATCAACAGGAACTCTTAAGAGTAAGGCAGCTTACCGTAAAGTGAGGACTTTTTAATGACATGGGATGAGGTAAAACTAGATATCCGAAACAATCTCCTTATGGATCCTTTGAATCGCAAATGGTCTGATGCTGATATTGAGTACTGGATGAATGAAGCTCAGTTGAAGTATGTTGAGACTACCGGGGTTCTTAAAGCTCTTATGGAAATTGTTCCCGACATTGCGACAGAGAAGTATTTCTATCCGGATAACTTCCTTGAGTTGGTTTATGCGTATAACTACGACAGCCAGCCTATTAATCCATCAACTTATGATGAACTTTTATTTAAGTATGGCGGGACTTTCCAAGATGTGATTGGTACTCCTATAGCTATTTACGATGATGATTCAAGTGAGAAAGCATTCAAGCTTTACCCAACACCGGAAATAGGCGAAGAGGGCGCAGGGTTTGAATATGAAGAAAACACTCCTTACGGGATTATCCAAAACTTTGATGATGATGGTGTCGTGGCTCCGGTAGTAGGGAGCCCGTATGGGGTAATTTATAAGTATTATGATGATGCAACAGGAATTGAGGTTTATCCTGATGTATTCAAAGCTTCTCCGGGTGAGGTAACAAGTGTTATTGATTTGCCGGGCGGTCCAATAGGAAGGATTCAGTATATTCGCAAACCACTCGAAGGGATGATTGAAATATCGGATGCAGAGGCAATCAAGTATTACGCCGTCTCAATGGCGTACACACAGGAAACAGCGTGGAAAGATTTAAAGTATGCCGATGCGATGATGTCTGAATTTGATAGACTTATCCATAAAGATGAGCCAGCATCAGAAGTTAAACAAAGCAATATAAATTATTTTTAAGGAGGATATATGTCTCAAGCTGCAGAAAAAAGACTTATGGCAAAGGAGGATATAAATTTTGACCTAAATGGAACAAACGAAGGGTATCAAGTAACTGACGGATCGGGCAATCCGATAAACCTTACAAAGCTTAACGCTTCTCACATTCCGATTCTTAAGGCGTTACGTTTAAAGGTTGGCAGCGCAACAGAGGTTAATGGAGCGTTAGATTATCTTGCCGATTTGATTAACGATATCGGATCTGCGACTCAATCCAAACAAGGGCTAATTGAGATTGCTAATAACGCTGAGATGCTGGCCTTAACTGACTCGGAGAGAGCAGCAACACCAGCAGGATTAGGCGCCCTTATTCCAAGCGAAACACAGAGAGGGTTGTCGCGATTAGCTACGTCCGCAGAGCAAGAAGCAGCATCGTCAACAGTAGTCTATATATCACCTTCCTCTTCTTCTTCTGAAACCAAAGTAGGAGTTCATAGAGTAGGTACTCAAGCAGAAGTTGATGCTGGATCTATTGATACAGTTTCAATAACACCTAAGAAGCTTAGGTGGGGCTTTTCTGCTAGTCTATCAACAACAGGGCATATAGCGTTCCCATCATGGCTTGGCGGGGTTATAATTCAATGGGGTAATGAGCCAGCAACGGCATCTTTAACAGATTTTTCTTTATCTACATCTTTTCTATCAGCTCCCTTTGTGTCTGTGTGTTCATTCAAGGATATTCTTGCACCTGCATCTAGTTTTTCAGCTTTTGGGACAAATCCATTGACTCAAATAAGATTAGCATCTGGAAACGCAACTAGAGACCTTTTTTACATAACAATAGGAGTTTAATATGTTAAAAAAATATTATTCATTAACAACATTTGGATTCTACAATGAAAAATGTTTAGATTCTGTTTTAGTAGATTCTAAAACAGAAAAAGCAATTAGAGCGCATTGCTGTGCATGGCCTAAAGCGATTAATAACTCAGGTGAAATTGTTATATCTGATAAAGATTTCTGCGACTGGGATGCAGAAACAGAAACTTGGATTGAGGACACTGAAGCCTATACAGCAGAAAAGAAAGAGGAATCAAGGCTTGCTCTGAAGTCTACAAGAGATTTAGCACTTGCAACAGCAACGGTTGAAGTTTATGAGATGGTTTTTGATGCAAGATACAAAGAGTTAGCTAATCTAAATGAAGCTATTGAAATTGGACAAGATTGGTGGATCACAAAAAGCAATGATTTTATAACCGTGACCATTGAGGAGTTAACAGCAATTAGGGACGCTGTGAGGCTTGAAGGAAAAGAAATTTGGAATACTTGGAAAGACGCAGTTGAAAACCTATAGGAGGCATTATGCCAAAAGGAATCGGATACGGAAAGAAAAGCGGATTTAAAGATAGTACTCTTAGCCATATGCCGGACTACACTAAAGTGAACGGTAATCCCGGCTCAGGCTCAAGGCAGATGGGTAAAATTATAGTAAAGCAAAGAAAAAACGGAAGCAAAAAGTGATTGCATTTATAATCTCTCTATCTTTATGGGGGTTATCTTTTTGCTTTGGAGAAGATGAACTTCTGGTTGGGCTCTGTTGGCAATGGTCCCAATCTTTTTTTACGCTTGCGTTATTCCTTGAAATTCCTTACAAAAAACAGATGTATAAGTTCGCTGCGTTTGCGTGGATGATCGCATCGTTCTCTAATGACATGATAGAGCCAATGCTTGAATGGTTTAGCATATCCTGCTATGGAGTTTATCTGATCATATTTTATGTAGCGGCAATATCCGTGATGTATTCGCTATTCAGATCCTACAGGATACCAAACGATAAGTATACAGGGAAAGGTGTTTATGTAATCTTCAAAAGGCCAAAGCATTTTAGAGGCTTTGTTTTATCTTTCTTCAGCCGACCAATATCATCGGTTAGCGTTGTTGTGAATGATGATTGGTATATGTTTAAAAAGGAAGAAAAGTTTTTCTTTTATAGAAAATACGTCCAAGAATCAAGACATGGGATAATGAAAATAAACATCCCGGAAGATAAAGCTTACAACTGGCTTAATTCCATGAATGGTAAAGATTGGAGCTACAAAAGAAACTGCTGTCATGTAGTTCAAGAATTACTGCCAATAGAATTTAGTCCACTTGATTCTATTCCATGTATACTTTTGAAAACCATGGAGAAACTCAAGAAAGATGGCTCTATTTGATATAAAAACTTTTGATGGCGGTATGAATAACGTCAGGGAACCAAGTGTTATTGCTAAAAATGAATCTCAGTTAGTAGAGAATGCTGAAGTTTCAAACGGTAATTTGGTTTCTATAAACGGATTAATCGAGCCCTCTCCTATTCTTTGGGCTAATCCATCAGATGCCGGAACAAATAAACTCCCTAATAGATCACTGGTTAGTTTTCTTGCTAATGATTACTGGTCTATAAATGATGCTACAGTTGCCCCCTTTTATGGCGGTGACCCAGTAGATCGGCTCGGAGTTCCATTCCCTACCGCGTTACCAATCCTTGCTCTTAACGGGGTTGGTAATCTAACAGGTGATTATAACTATGCGGTTACTTTTGTCTCAACAGATGGTTATGAGTCGGCTCCTGGTGATACCGGTGTTTATTTCTCAACAATAACAGCAGCTTCAAACAAAGTTGATATTACAGTTGATACATTCCCTACTGGAGTTGATAAGTGCAGGATTTACAGAACGGAAGCCAGTGGAGCTGACTTTTATCTTGTCGCAGAGTTTACAACAAGTGGCGGCACTTATACAGACAACCTCCCTGATGATCTTCTTTTAATCAGTCTTCCGTTAACAACAGTAAATGACTTGCCGCCTCCTGATGGTGGGAAATATCTTACTGAAGCGAACAATACATTTTTCCTTGCAGTAGGAACGCGACTATATTATTCGAAGCAGGGTAATCCGAATGCGTGGAATCCTCTTGACTGGGTTGACATGGGTGATGTTATCACTGGTATGGAAGTTGAGTTTACTGGAATTATTGTATTCACCAGCAACACAGCTTCAAGGGTTACAGGCTACGATGTTTTAACAATCTCAAAAGAGCTTATCCCATCTAACCAAGGGTGCAATGATTGGCGCACGATAGCAAGGCTTGACGATGTTCCTATCTGGGTTTCAAACGATGGTGTTTGTATTTGGAATGGCTCAGATATTCAGCTTGTAACTCATTTAAAATACGAAATAGATTTCACTCCGGTACAGGGTATCACTTACGATGATGCTTATTACTTATTTCATGCAGATGGAGCTATGAAGTTTGATAAGCGTTCCGGCGGCCTATTCACGAACCTTGGTTCATTTGTTGGCTCAGCGTTTAATATATTCGCCTGGGTTGATGGTGATGCAGACGCGCTTTACCTTTGGGATGGAGTAGATAAGGTTTTCCAGTTTGGTGTAGGTGATCCTCAAGAATTAACATATGTTTCCCCATACATTAACGGTGGGACTACTGAAAAAATGTATCGCCGTGTATGGCTCAGAAATGATAGCGATGTTGATTTTACTTTCAACTTAGAAGGTGACGCGCTATTCAATACAACAATCACTGCAGGGGAAAAATTCTTTTATCTTCCTGCAGGAATGAGTGGGCGTTATGCTGATATTGAGATGAAGACAACGGGTGTAATATTCGATTTAATAATGGAATTCGAAGAGGCTCTACTATGATACCAGCAGTAATTAAAAGATGGGTTGAGGCTCAATTGAAAGTTTTAGAGAAAAAATTAAAAGCATATATAGATACTAAGATTAAGGAGGTATCAAAGTGAATTTTGGATCATCAACAGGGGCAACTGAAGGAAGTCAACAATCAACACAAAGCGAAACAGCTTTAAGCAAAGCGCAGGCTGGACTTCTAAAACAAAGGCAAGCTCAATTTAATCAATATATATTTCCCGAAATTGTTTCAGAACTTGAGAAAACTGAAACAGTTGATAAAGCAGCTTTAAGGCAAGGGGTTCAAGCAACGAACAGAGCTGGGGAGCAGGCAGAGAGCCAATTCACAAGCGCTATTGCGCAACGCGGCTTGGAAGGTTCTGGAGCAGAAGTTCAAGGTTTGGCTGCTATTGGTTCAGCGAGACAAAGTGCTCTATCTCAAGATTTCTTTGCAGCTCAACAAGTAGCTAAACAAAGTAAGTTCGGGCTTCTTAATCTTGGAGCTGGTCTTGCTCCTGCAACAACAACTGCTGCACCATTAGCATCATCATCTAGAGGGGTACAAGAAAGTGCTCAAAAACAAAGTGGGCTTGGGACTCTTGGTATATCTGGATTTGATCTATGATAGCTAAAAGAATGCCTGCAGATATAAATCATCTTAATGCGTTTGCGATGATTGCGTTAAGCGAACATGTTGTTGATAGAATTGATTTTGATTCACGCAGCATTGTTGGACTTCATTACATAATGAAGGAAATAGAACAAGGTATAACTATTTGCTATGCTGCATTCGATGAAGGTAAAATGATTGGTGTTGTATTCGGTGAGTTACTGCCTGATGATATATTTAAAACTCATATAGCTTTCGAGAGGAATGTTGATACGCTCGAAGCGGTTAAACTGATAGAAGAGAAACTTGTTGCTGACTTTAATCTAAAAGCGATAATAGCTCACATACCGGAAAAGAATAAAGCACCTCAATTGCTGTTTCGAAGATTGGGAGCGAAGAAAATTGGAACCGCAGGTGAAGCATTTAAAAGCGGTCCTGACACTTACGAAGATTGTGTAATTTTAAGAAAGGAGTATAACTGATGGCTATCTTTACAGCAATGTTGGCAGCACTAGGTAGTTTGGGTGGTGGAAGTGCAGCAGCAGGCGCGGGAACAGCAGCAGCCGGGACCGCCGCAACAGGGGCAGCAACTACAGCAGCTTCAACAGGCGCGGCGGCCGCAGGGACAACAGCAGCAACAGGGGCTTCAATTGCACCAGCCGCGACAACAGTAGCCACAACAGCCGGTGCAGCCGAAACAGCAGGGGTAGGTACTCTTGCTGGAGATTTCTTTTCGGGTTTAGGCGGCTCAGTTGCTAAAAGCAATCCATTAACTGAGTCATTTGCAGCAGAAGCAAGTACTGCCGGAGAGGCTTCAACTGCTAGTCAAATCGGTTCAAAGGTTGGTGATTTTATAGTTGAGGCAAACCAAGATCCTCAAGCTCAACAAGGGCAAGAGATGCTTGAAATAATACCATTTGATCAATACTTTCCAAAGGAGCAAAACAATGGCTAATTTTTTTGAAGACATAGCAGCCGGCGCAAAAGATATCGGCGGTAAGTTAGCGCAAGGCGTGGGGAATATTCTTGTTGAGAAGACTCAAGCGGGACCTCTTCTTGATCCATTTATTGAAACATCCAAAGAAAAAAGGCTTGCTAAGAAAGAGATGTTTGCACAGGAATCGAGAGACTTTCAAAGCCAACAGCAGCAGAGAATAACAGAGCAGCAAGTTGTAGAAGATGAAGCCAAAGAGGTTAAGCGTCAGCAGGTTAATATTGCTGCAAATAAAGACGTTGCTACAAAGAATACGCAAGCTATAGTTGGTGCAATTCCGGAATATCAGAATTTAACTGATATCGATAAGAATAAGGTTTTTGCTTCTGAGCCGATGCAGGATTTAATTAATTTTAAAACACTTTCTCGCGTTGGTCTTGAGGCTCAATCTGATCCGAGAAAGATGGATACATTTAAGAGAGCTCTACAGGAACAAGGAATGGACTTTGTTCAGAAAGACGATAAGAGTTTTCTTGTTCATCCAGAAGGGGGAATGATTGAGCTTACTGATAACAACGCAGTGAAGATTCTTAATGGATTGCAAGAGCAGGCAGCAGAAGAGGTTAAGGCTTATGCTCAATTCGCAGCTCAAGAGACAAATCTAAAAGGGCAGGGTGATAATTCATTCACAAGAGCTATCGTTGCTAAATCTCAAGCTGACTCCACTACAGGGCAAGGTAAAAGTTTATCTTCTGCTCAGAAGGATCTTGAATCATTTTATGAGATTAATCGATTCTCCCCGCAACAGGAACGAATTCATTATGTGAATACCGGGTTAACGAGAATCTTTGAAGATGGAAATATCTCAGCAGAAGAGCGTCAAGATGTTAATATTCAGCTTGAGATGTTAGGACAGGCTATTGGTATTGAGAGCAGGCAGACTGCAGAGGGTGGAATCGAGGTTCTTGAGAAGAATAGTAAAAGCTGGATTCCGTTGAAAGCATTTTACGACAGTATGCAGAACCCCGGCGTTGATGAGATCTCTGATAGATTCAATGAGATGATTGGTGGCGGTGGAATTGATTCTGAGACAGCAGGGGAAGCAGCGGTACTGGTTGAAGCTATACCGGAAAGGCATAAAGCAGAAGCTTCTGAAGTCTTAGCTCCATTATTTGCTGAAGTTGGTTTCTCAAGTAAAGAGAGAGAGAGCATTGCGGATAGCTTTAGTCAACTATTATTGGCTGGATCTGCAACAGACGATATTCAAAAGATACATGATGTAGCGGTGAATCTTGCTGATGAAAAGGATTTGCCATTGGAAACAATTATCCAGTATGCTCCAAAAGCTTTACAGGTTCCTATTCAACAATATATCGAGCAGATTGAAACTGATAGAGCTGCTAAGAAAGCGAAGCGAACAAGAGATCGTTTGACCTCTCAAAGAAAATCTGGAATAACTGATGCGCGTAAAAGCGTTCCTTCTGGATTCTTTTAAACTAAACTTAGTCCACTTGCTCCCTGATTATAAAACAATTAGGGAGCTTTTTTATGCCTTTTATAGACGATCCAGAATTAATAAGAGGACTTGGAGATAAACAACGGGCTGAAGCGTTCTCAGCTTTTGAGTCAGTCGGAATTGTGCCACCTAAAAAAGGCGGTGTAATAGAGGAAGGATTGCAGGGTATAGCCAGCGGAGCCCTACAAGTTGGAAAAGGATTTTCCTCAACACTCGATGAGCTCGGAATAAGCTCACCTCTTGAATCAATCACAGATTACGAACGCAGGAATCAACAGTTCAGACCTTCAGCAGATTATGAAGCATTCTCGTTAGACCCTGCTAACCTTGCCCGAACGATCACTACAGGAATAACTCAAGCAACTACTGGTATCGGTGCAGGTATTGCAACGTCACTTGTTACAGGAAATCCCGTTGCCGGTGGTGCGGTTACATTTGCATCTACATTCGGGCAGACTTACGGTGAAGAGGTAAAAGACTTTAGGCGCGATATGCCAGAAGGTGAAGCGCAAACATTAGCTTTAGTTTCAACGATTGGTCAATCACTATTAGAATCAGTTCTTGGTCCCGAACGCCTTGTTGGTGGTATCGGTAAATCATTAATGAAAGGTGCTGTTGCAAAATCGGCTGAGAAGTTTGGAGCAAGCAGAATCAAGCAGGTTGGTTTATCTATGCTTAAGAGTGGTCTTGAGGAAGGTTCTGAAGAAGTATTGCAGGATATCCTAAGTAACGCTGTTGCCGCTGCTGGAGGTCGTGAAGGTGACATCTTGCCATCCATAAAGGAATTGGCTAATACGTTCACTGCTGGTGCGCTTCCGGGCTTGATTCTTGGTGGTGGTATGAAAGCTGTTGAGACTAGAGGCCAAACCACTCCTACAGGTGAAACAGATACAACAATTCCGACTGCAGCGACAGCAGATGAAGCTTTGCGCCAAACACTTCAAACTGATGTAGCACAAGATCTACCTGTTATCGGTGAGGGTATTGATCCAAATGCTCCGGTTCAAGAATTTGAAAGTAAAGAAGCGATGCTTGCTGCTGATAAAACTTCACTTGAAGATATTCCGAAAGTTGATGCTGAAGGTAAGCCTCTTAAAATTGCAAAGCCTCAAATCTTAACTACCGGGGAAGATCAAGCAAGATTTACAGATAGAGTTGCAATTATACAGGGTAAAAACGTTACGGCTCAGGCTGTTGATTTTCTTCAAGGTGTAATTGATGCTGAAAACATAACATCAGAGGAAGGGTTTAATGATGCTTTACTGAATCAAGTTGCCGCTGAACTTACCGATGTTGTTGGAGATGCAAAAACTGAAGATAGAATTTGGAATAAAATAGGAAAGAAGCTGAAATACAAAGATGGTGATGTTGCCGAAGAAGTAACTGAAGCCGTTGAACCTACTGTAGAAGCTCCAAAAGTTGAATTAGAGTTAGAAGAAGACTCAGAGTTAGATGTTGTTACAGAAGAAGCCAAGCAATCAATGGGGGCTATACTTAAAGACCTTCCTGAAGGTATGCAGGCAAAACGGACTCCTGATGGATGGGAAGTCGTGCCGATTGAACCATCTAAGACAGCACAAAGATTAGCAGGAAAAACTCCTAGAACAGAACCTTTGATAACTCCAGAATTTGTAGAACCTGCAGCTCCAGTTGCGCCAATAGATCCAAACTTGGAAAATGTGGCTATTAAATCTGAAGGCAACCTAGCGAATCAGGCTGTTGATTTCCTTAATAAGTATTCCGAAGCTGAGAATATTACTGATGTTGCAGATATTCCTAATGAAGTTCTTGATTCTGTTTTTGCAGACCTTCAGAAATTCATAAAAGAACCTGATGCTCTTGAGAAAGTATGGAATAAAGTAGGTCGCGTAATGCAGCGAAACCTTGAATCAAAAACAGCCATCAAGAAGCCTGGAGAGAGCACACTCGAAGAAGTGATTGATAAAGTTCCTGATACAATGACTGTTGAGCAAACCAAAGAAGGATTTAAAATAACACCCAAAAAGAGAACTGCTTCTGAGCAACTTTTAAGTGGTGTTAGATATCAAGTAACAGGGGTTGCAGATGCTAAGGCTGATCCTAATAACAGGGTTGAAAACGCTAAGATTGCTCTTCCTTATGCGGATGTAGTTCAAACTTCAGATACAACGGCAACAGCAACGCTTCCAAACGGTGAGGTTATTACAGTTCAACTTGTTGATAATATTCAAACACCGGAAGGGCAGCAAGCTCGCGGTTCGTTTATCTCTGGAGATAACATAATTCAACTTTCAAGCAATTCGGATCAAGGAACTGTTGATCATGAGGTTTTCCATGCAGCAAAAGCAATTTCCGGTCTAACAGAATCAGACCAGAAGACACTTGATAAAGCATTTAATGGCGATGAAGAGGCAGAAGCAGAAGCTTATAGAAAATATCAAGATGCAAAAAGGAAGCCGAGAGGTCCAATCTCGCAGGTTTTCGATAAAATAAAGGCTGCTATGGTTCGTATGGCTAAGGCTTTTGGATATAACAGTAAAAATGTTGTATTTGATAAAGTAGCTTCCGGCGAGGTATTCCAAGAGCAGAACGTTCCTCAAGTTCAAACTCAGGAGCAATTTCAAGTTGTTAATCCTCAGAACAGCAAGAGCACAGAGCGCAGACAGGCCAATCCGTTTGTTACTCCAGAGGCGAGGATTGCGAATGAGACGATACAGGATTCTACAGAAACAGATATTCAGCGTGATGTTGATATTGAACGCGAGGCAGAAAAGTTTATTGCAGATCGCAGTGTTGCAAATGTGATTAAGGATATTGCAGAAGGTGGTCTGGCTATGACTACAAATCTCAATAAGGTTATCATGGAAAAAGCCCTTGATGATCCTTCTATTGTGAATATGTATATTGAGAACGATCAGACAGCTCTTGATGCGATGGCTAAATGGATTGAACAGCGTTCTGAAGCAGGGCGCGTATTGAGGCTTAAAAGCAGTCTTACAGGCGACCCTGTTAAGGATATTCAGAATAATATTAAGAAGATGATTCTTGCTCCAAGTCGATTATATCGCGATGCCCCGAAGGATAAGAAAAAAGAAGCGATGAAGCATGAAAAAGAGCTTATTGCTAAATCCTTAAAGAACGTCAAGAACCTTACCGGAGTCGACGCGCTCAATCTTACTGAAGAGCAAACCAAAGATTCTAAGTTGATTGCAAAAGTGATGCGCGAAATTATGGCAACCAAAGCCCCATTAGGAGATAAACTTTATGAATTTTGGATTAACAGTATTTTGTCTGGGTTTACTACTCATGCTACTAATACCGTTGGTAATATTATTCTACCAGCTGTCGAGCTTGGGCCTCAACGTGCCTTAGAAGCTTCGCTTAACCTTTTCAGAAGAGATCCTAAATCGGCTACATTTGGTGAGATGTCACGCGAATGGAAATCGATGTTCAAATCAATTAAGCCAGCGTGGGAAAATGCTATGTTGGCTTGGGATATGGAGATGCCTACGGATGGAGTTTCTAAGCTTGAGAAGCCCGGTGTTGCAATTGGTGGAACTCTTGGCCGAATCGTTCGTGGATTTGGTACGCGAGTTCTGCTTGCAGCCGATGAACTTGCAAAGACAATTATCCAAGCCGGAGAATCAGAAGCATTTGCATATCGTCAAGCACAGGAAGAAGGTGTAAAAGGTTTTGATAATGTAAATAAACGTGTTGCTGAAATACTTGCTGATCCAAAATCGGATGTTCACGAAATAGCGCATAATAGATCGCTTGAGATGCTTCACCAACAGGAAACGGGCGCATTTGTCGCGATGCTTGGACATTTAGCTAAGCAGCCTGGTTTTGCTGGATGGGTTGGAAAGTTTCTTTTCCCTTTTAGAAAGACTCCGGCAAATATCACAAAAACAGCTTTGAGGAAATCTCCTCTTGGAATCCTTAAGATAGCGAATGATTTCAGATTAGGGAAACTTAAGGGTGATAAAGGAACGAGACAGGTTGCAGAACAAGTCATGGCTTGGGGTGCTGTATTTACTTTATCAAGTCTTATGGGTGGTAGTGATGGCGAAGATGAAATCTTTATCACTGGTACTCAGGGTCAGTTTGGATCAAGCAAAGCTCGTTGGGAGCGCCAAAACCTGCCCCCTTCGTCGATAAAGATCAACGGTACGTGGTACGACTATAGCAGAATCCAGCCTTTCGGAATAATGCTTGGTCTTTCTGTTGATGGTGTTAACGCATGGAATGTGGCTCAAAACGAAAAAGATCTTGCAAAAGCGTCAAAAATGATAAAATCATCATTGCGTGAAAATATTGTAGATCAAACTTTTTTATCAGGATTAAACGATGTTGTGAGAGCATTTGAAAAAGATCAAGGTATGGAGAAATACGCGACAAACTTTATTGCGTCATGGGTTCCGAACGTTTATCGAGGTTCGGTGACAAAGGTTGACGATGTTGTCAGGGAGAGACGCAATTTTGCCCATGGTACCGAATGGCTTACAGAGCAGTTTGGTACATTACTGGCACAGAAGGCCGGATTTATAAAAGGAGTTCCTAAAGTTGACATGTGGGGACGGGATATGGAGAATAGAAACGGTCTTCAAACTGGAGCCCCTTTCCTTACTGCATTATGGCGCGCAACCTCTCCGATTAAATCAATGCCTTCAGAAATGGGAAAGGCTGATCAGCTCATCATGAACTGGAACCTTAAGAATCCAAACGATGAATATTGGCCGTCCGTACCTGGTTATTCATTTAGTAAGTCCGGTGAACCCATTTATTTGAGTGGAGACGAATATTATAGTTTTGCTAAAAGGGCGGGTCAATTAGCAAAAGCGAAAATTGACAACATGATCAGAAAAAGGCAGTTAAGTATTAAGAATCCTACGAAAAAGGATATTTTAAAAATGAGATCGATATTTACAGAATCCAGGCGCAGAGCCCGGAAAAGCGAAGGTCTATAATGGAAGCAGGAATGTGGGTAAACATAGCTGTAGCGATTGGTAGTTTGATTTTTACCTTAGTGTGCTGTACTGCTGCCGTAATTATTTTTCTATGGAAGAGGTTTGATACAGTATCAGAATCATTTAATGCTGTATACGATCAGATTGAAGAGATAAAAATACACCAAGGGACAAAATTTGTTAAGCATGATGTATGTGCTATCAGAACCAATGAAGTTAAGACTAGCATAAATAAAGACATAGAAAATGCAATCCTAAAGCATGAGGCAAAAGAGCATGGGAAATCTTAAATTCCTAACACCACTTAAGAATACGGTAATTGCTCCATACCTTAAGGGCGGCAAGTGGGATGGTGAGTTTTGGATTAATCTTACCAACCTTGAGGTAATGCTTCCTGATGGTCGGATTATAACTATTCCTGCCGGGTTTGTAACTAACTTCGGTTCAATTCCTGCGGCGGTTAAATCGTTCCTTGACAGAATGGGATTATCCTTAAGGTGGTTTGTTCTTCATGATCTTGGATACTCGATCCTTAAAGGATTCATGAATGGAGCTTATGACCAGTTCGATGATATCACTCAAACAGAATGGGATGATATTCTACTGGATGGAAGCCGACAGGATGGCGAGAGTTTGCTTGATTCAAGAGCGATTAATATTGGTCTTGACTTCGGTGGATGGATGTGTTTCAAAGATTCAACTCCGGTAATAGAAACGGTTTCTGAATCAGTTTTAACTCATATAGCAGAAAGTAACGGATATAAATTAACTAAATAGAGGTAACAAGATGGAAAAGAAGTATGATGTTATTTATGATGCTGCGAATGGTATCGACAAAGCGTTAGGTGGGGCAAGATCGGATAAATTCAATGATTCAGAATTTATCATTAGAGGAACTGGTGCTTTTGCGACTGATGTTGTTCGCTTGCAGATTGACCTATATCACGATGAATTGTGGGCCCCAATGATCAATCCGACAACTGGCGCTCCTTATGAGTTTTCTAGCGCGTTTGCAATGGAATATGTAAGCAAATCTAGAGTAAGGGTGAGAGTTGACCCAACTGGTGTCGGGGCGAGTTCTGACCTTCTAGTAGTGAGAGTGTAATATGTTTAGGGGAATGTTACGCCCGATGCTGAGAGGGATGGCTTTGGCTCCTCTCAGTGGAAGCGATGAATATCCTAGACCTCTCGAATGGTATAGCGTCATCCAGTACCTTTTCCACGACGAACCAATCTATCGCGACCTCGACGGAAACAGTTTCTTCCCTGATAAAAAAGGCGATGAGTTAAGGGATATTCACGAGGGTGCGTTTATTCGTGCTAACGGTACTGATAATTTCGTAGACTACGACAGCGTAACATGCTCTTCATCTGATGTTGTGGAGATATATATAAAGGACTTTAAATACATAAACAGAACCCAAAATTTACCATTAATAACCTCTAGCTCTTTTGGAACAGGCGATTATCAAGTCACCTTTGGTGTTAATGATCTAAATCAAATCATAGCTTCTAGAGACAGTAACTCTGGACTGGACCTTGTGGTTGCGTGCGACGATGTGACAGAATTTCACGATTATTCATATATTCAAACTGGTTCAACTGTCTCAGTGTATCAAGATAATGTCCTGAAAGGCTCATTCGCAACAGGCGGGTTTGGAGCTACAACGGCTGCATTTCTATTATTTAATCTCAGAAGTAATTACATAGGGGGGCTGCTTGGTAGCATAACTGTAAAAAAGAACGGAATTACTGCTCTGCATCACAACTCTGAGGACGCTCCCGCAGGTAGCACTTTTGCCACAGTCTACGATTCTTCTGGTATAGGCTTAGTTCCTAATGCAAACCACGGAACACTTAACGGAACGATTGACGGCAACACACGCCAACGGTCAATAGATGTTCCAAGCGATCAGAATCTAATCGGATACACAGAATCAGGCGCTGAGTTTATTCAAGCACTTAACACACCGGAAAACCTAGCACTTCCATTGCCTCAACAGATTGACGTTAACGGTGATCCTTTAGGAAATCCCGGACGCGCTAAACTTCCTTTGCAGATTACAGACGCGAATATAACTGTTTCAGATGGAACGCATTTTATTCAATCTGTTGATTTCAGCGGCTTGTCTATTGCTAGTTTCGGAGGTACAGCAACACCTTCGTTAGTCACGGATACTATTAGCTGGACAGCCGGAACAATGTTCTATATTGAGTTGTCGAATGGTATTTTCATTCCCTTCAGTTGTGGCTCTGGTGTAGACGTTTTTGACACTAAATTAGGAACTCAGTATTTAATAAGTGGCCCGACTGCTAGCCTTTTTGACAAGAGCAATACTGTCGAGAAGTTCAATCAACTCAACGGTTTTGATAAGTGGGAGCTTGACGCATCGCCTGGAACATTTAAACAAGTAATTTTCAAACAAAATGGAACAAGCATTCTAACCGATGGCGACACGCTTTTAGGATATACTTGGGTTTCTCGACACGTAGGGTCTGAACTTTATCCGATTGGAGCAGAGAACACATTTACACAGCCTCCAGCACCAGAAATCAGAAAAGCAGAAGAAGATTACTTTGATACAAGAATTTTTTACGATGCATCTGGAAATCCTATACTTATACCTTATTCAGCTATAGTTGAAGACTATGAAAATAAAGGTATTTTGACAACGGATGTAACAAGCAAAACGCCGTGGTATTTAAACTGGGTGCTTAGAAAGACACCATTTCAAGTTCCTTGGATAGATACGGAAGCTTGGGTTGACACTGAAATTTATAATGATTAAGGAGATATGAATATGACACAGCAGCAAGCACCGGAAACAACACATGGAGCAGTAAGGAATGTTATTAACGCAAATGCAACTGATGCAGAAGCAAGAATTGGGCAACTTGAGGTTGAAAACACAATAAAACTACCTTCTGATTTAGGAACTCCAGTAGGTGGTTTTTATGAGTTATCAGAAGATGGCAAATATAGGTTCGGATGCGGTCTTACGCTTGACTTCCCGATCAAACTCACAAAGTTAAACGGAAACTATACTTTTGAAGGAGTTAATATTAACTGTCTTCTTACTTATGCTGGTGTTGAAAGCATGATTCAAACCACTAATACAAGTATTGTGTTAAACGTTACCAATCTTGTTTTAAACGCTCCAAATACTGAAGCTATTACATTTAGCAACGGAAACTCTCTGATTTTAAATAACGTATCTCTTGGCTTTGGTTGTCAAAAAGTAGCAACGGTTACTGATTGTGAGTTTTTAACATGTAATTCATTTGCGATGGTTGGTTGTGGTGATGGTGTAACAGCGGTTAATATTGATACAATTAGGTTAACTGATACTCAATGGAGTGACGGAGCAGATTCAAGTGGGACTGCTTTTGATATATCAGGAACAGGAGCAAGAGTCATTGTAAATAATTTAGATTACAGAGCGAAAACAACAGAGTCAATGTTTGATATCGATTCTGGTTACAGTGGTGTTGTGACTATGGTTGGCGGTGCTTTTACAGACGATGGCGGCTCTTTCTTTAAAGCAGGAGGAAAAGACGAAACCTCTGTAGGCGTAGTTGTGTCTAGTGTCGCTGATGTTGATTCAAGTAAAGCAATAGGATCTTTCACAGTTCAAACAAATATAATTCCAGTAGACTCAGAAACGATAATAGGAGATTCTGGAGTTTATGTTGATTGTAATTTCGACGATAGCGCTGTAGAGCTTGATAATACACAAAGATTTACTCTTATGAACTCCACAACAGGGGAAATAAGATACGACGGTAGTAGAAAGTTCAGTGGTTCACTATTTTGCCCTATATCGGCAAAGGGGTCAGGATCAGCAAGCCTTTATTCGTTTAGGGTGACGGTCAATGGTGTTTCAGTTAAAGACGCTAATGAAGATGATATAACCGCGCAAAATCAAATATCCGGTACTTTTTCATCAACGGCTCTGCTAGTCCCACTTACTTTGCTTAATGGTGATTTGGTTAAAATCCAAGTAACTAACCTTCAGTCAACATCCAACATAACACTCAACCCTTTAACTTGTAGTATTCAATAGGAGCAAATATGACAGACCCACACCAGCCATTAAAAGACGCTTGTGTAAATTATATTCTTTCACAAGTTGACGACAATACACAAAAATCGCTGTATACAACAATTGCACAAGCTGAGGGAATGGTTTTTAGTTTCGCTGACATTCCGGTAGCATTGGCACTAAAAGCATACATAGACTCTATATGGGGTTGCGTAACTGAAACAATTGTAGACTGCTATCATAAGCGTAAAAACAATGAAGAATACGGCAACCTTGATTTTTCCGATTTCGGTGATGCTCCATATGATTATTATCAATTAATCGCAGAGCACGATAAAGCGGTGTTAAAAAAGAATACACAGGAATATTCAACGATCAGACAGATGAAAACAGACATAACCCCATTGGAGCGTGTTTATTCCCTTGAGGAATGTTTAGAAAAAGATGTTGAATTAACAATAGAGGGTGGCGTTGAAGTTCCAATTGCTGATTTTGAAAAAGAGTTTTCTGAAGGTGTTAAATACTCTAAAAAGTTCCCTGATGGGAATATGAGTGTTATTTCTCTTGATAAAACAAAGGTTCTTATTCGATGCTGTGAGCCTAATATAGGTAACCCTACAGGAGCATGGGGGCCTGCGGTATGGGATACGGTTAAAAAGTTTGCTGCCGACTTCAATTGTGTTCCTCTGATTGATACTCAATTTCAGAAACGTTTAGATTCAGCTGAGTATAAAAAATAAGTATAATTCTCAGTTAATTCCAAGCCTCATCATTAATTTGGTGGGGCTTTTTTCTGCTCAAAACAAACTTTTTTGATAAAAACTTCAATTAACAACTAGACATATGTCTAGACAGTTGTCTAGTTAGGATATCGAAACAAAAGATTGTCAACCATCAAACTAAAAGGAGTTGAAATGAGTTCTGAAATGAGTCCAGAAGAAGTTAAACTGACAAGAGATAACTTAGGCGACACTCAGGAAGAGTTTGCTGAAAGGATTGGAGCAACGGCAAGATCAGTCAGTCGTTGGGAAGCTGGAGAGCCAGTTTCAAAGGGTTTTATTAAAGCTATAGAGTCACTGTAACACCACGCGTTTAGGGGATCGTTAAAACCCTGTGCTGATTGACAATGATACGTTTCCCTACGGGGTGATTGAGTTAATCCAATTCGAATACAAAAAATAAAAAAGCAGGAAATCCATTAATGGATAAAGTTTTAAACTTAAATTTATACGAGTGCCACTGCGGATATATCTTTGATAGATGGGAGCTCTGCAAAATGTGCGGCTCTATAAGGAAAGAAAAGGATATGAAAAGAAAAGTAGGTCGGAGCGATAGTTATCAGTGCTTTATAGATAATCGCAAAAAAGCAGACCGACAAGGAATGATTGTTACAATAATACTGCTGGCTATTATAGCTGGTTTAACTTATTTTAATTAGGAGATTTTATGAATGAAATTGTAAAAAGTGTTGCTTTGCCAATAGCGAGTATGCTTGATTTGCAAAACATGGGAATTGAGTTGGCAAAATCGGGAATGCTTGGGATAGAGAATCCCAGTGCCGGAATGGTTGTTGCTATGACCTGTCACCTTGAACGTATTTCGCCAATTGAGTTTGGTAGAACATACGACATTGTAAAAGGTAAGCCAGCAAAGAAGACCGCAGCGATGGCAAAGGACTTTAGAGCTATTGGAGGTAAGTATTCAATTGTTGAACGAACTGCTACAAGGGCTGCTGCTATCTTCCATTTTGAGGGTGTTGATACCGAATGGGAATTCACCATGGAGATGGCAAAAAAAGCCTGTCTTGCAGGTGGTAGTAATGTAAACTGGAATAACTATCCGGAAAACATGCTTTGGGCTCGAATGATGTCGAATGCTTTGAATGTGCTGGCTCCCGAAATAAAATACGGACTCTACACACCGGAAGAGGTATCTGATTTCAACGATGCTCCGATTAGCCAGGCTGTTCCAGTCGCTATGGATCCCGTTGAGGCTGCCAAAAAGGTTGAAGCGATTGTTGTTGACGCTGTTGAGATTGATTACAGCCGATGCCCGATTGAAACTCCGAACGGTGAAGGTGGTTTTTATCCTGCTGATACGTTTACTTGGGATCAATTCCCTGTTGAATATCTCGATACTGTTTTGAGTGGAACTACTAGCGACCCTGCTATAAACCACGGTCACCAAGCTTACATCATGAAATTAAGAAACAACTAACCCCTAAAAGGAATAAGATAATGACAATTAAACCGTTCGACATTGAAACAATCCCGAATATGGATATGATTCCGTATTTGCCGGATCCTGAAGTTAAGCTCGGGAATTTGGTTGACCCCAAAAAGATATTTGCAAAAGAAGAGGAAGCGCGTAAAAAGCAACTTGAGAATATGGGGTTAAACGCTTTGTACTCTCGTGTTTTCTGCGCTTCATTCGGTAACGGCTGCGGAATGATAATTGAGGAGCTTACCGATGAAAAAGAGGCTGAATTGATAGATTGGATTTTTGAGCAGTTTTCTGGAGGTGATGTTCGGCTTCAGACCTACAATGGTAATCATTTCGATATTCCGTTTGTTTTCAAAAGGGCGATGATGCTCAAGGTTGATATGACAAAGTATAACCTTCCTTCACTGGCTGAGTATACTAAGAAATACAACAACGATCTTCACGAAGATTTGATGCTCCACTTTCCTACGAGTGAGCGAAACAAATTCATGAAGCTAAATGCTGTTTCAATGGCTCTCCTTGGTGAAAGCAAGATTGATATCGACTTTAAGTTCTTCCGTAACATGATGCTAACGGCAGAAGGTCGTGCTGAGATTCTTGAGTACTGCCATAAAGATGCCGACCTTACCGCTGAGATCGGTGAGTTGGCAAGCAAGTACCTTTTTAATTAAGATGAGGCGAAACCTACTTAGAGGTTTACTTATGGCTTGTGGGCTTTCATTTCCACCAGAACGTGAGAGAATGTCTCCTTTCACTAAAGAAGAGCCAAAAAAGAAATGTTTTCGCAAAGGATGTGACAATAAACGTGGAGAACGTGGGCTTTATTGCTCTGCTGAATGTCACTCAATAGACTACCATAAAAGGAATAAGCGTAATGACTGACGAACCAAAAATGAAGCTGAGCGATGTTGAGCTTGAAGAGATGTTTTATGACAAACTGCTGGAGGCTGCAAAAAATATTGTTTCCTCTAATCGTAGATCAATCTTGAGAGATATGAGAAATAAGCTCAAAACTCTGCATGATGGTACGATGAAGGTCAATTTTATGGCCAACATGACTCTTTACCAGGACAACGAGATAACGCTTGATATGTCTTGCCAGTACGACATTAAGGGTTCTCATAAGGATAAGCTTGATCGGATTGAGATTAAATATCAAGATCCTGACTTGTTCGATGATGAGGAAGAGAATATCCTTGCTGATGGAGGGATTGTTAAAGGTGATCTTTTTGAGCAGGCAAAAGAGATTGTCCTTAAAGAAGAGAAGCTAACCACTTCATTCCTTCAGAGAAAGCTGAAGATAGGATACAATAGGGCTGCAGAGCTTACACTGCTACTTCTTGAGGATGGTGTTCTACCTCTTAATATCGTTCAATCATACAACAATAGCTAGATAACTAATACCGAGCTTCAAAATCGTTTGTTGCTCGTTTCACTAAAAAAAATATACAAAACAAGGATTCAAAAATGGGATTTAATGCAAAAGGTAACTTTTCGGTAACAATTACGAACGCAATTATCACTTCGCCAAAATACAACACAGAGAATGATCCTGATAAGTTTGATATCGCCCTTATGGTTCGTGACGAAATAACTGGTTGCGAAGATGCTTGGCGCGGTGAGATTTCATCAAAAATGATCACTGCCGGTAAGTTTTCTGGGAAACCTCAATACGAGGCTACTCTTGACTCACTTCAAAAAGCTGGTTGGAAGCATGGATTTGACTTCGCAAAGCTTCCCGAAATGATCGGTGGTAAAACGGTGGTAGGAGTTACAGAGCGAGAGTACAACGGTTCAATGTACTACGATGTGAAATATCTTGGGAATTCGACTGATGCTCCGGTTGCGATTGTTGTTGATGATATTGCAGCTCGAATGGCTCGAATGCAAAAAGCCAGCGCACCGGTTCATTTTGCAGCTCCAGCTCCACAAGCTCCGATTGCTGCGCCAATTCCTCAAGCTGCTCCGCAGATGGCACCGCAGCCACAGGTTCAGCAAGTAGCACCAGCGCCGCAAGTTCAACAAGCTCCACCAATGCCTCAAATGGCTCCGGCACCACAAGTTGCACCACAAATGCCTGCTATGCCTAAAATGCCACAAGCTCCGCAATAGTAATTGTTCGGCCTGGTTTAGTTAACAGGCCGATTCAAAAGGAGATAGTATGTCAGATTTCACAATAGTGATCGATACCAGGGAGCAGTTGTTGTGGAGTTTTTCACAATACAATGTTGATGTAAAAATTGACACCATCAAAACAGCCGACTATAAGATTGAAGGTGATGATTATTTCGGAATCGAGCGTAAATCCATGGATGATTTCATCGGTACAATTAGCTCAGGCTGGGAAAGGTTTAAGCGCGAACTCCAACGAATGAACGATGAGGATTGGGTAGCTAAGGTAATTATAGTGGAAGGGAATTATGAGGGTTGCTGCTACAACACTCGACAGGAAGAAGTAATTCCCCCACAACACAACCACTATAGAATCACTCCGCAGTTCATCCAAAAGCAGATAGCAGTATTAACGCTTATGAATGTGAGCGTCATATTCGCAGGAAGTCCGAGCTTGGCAGCAGGTTTGGCTTTCGTAATTTTTAAAGAACGATACGAGGAAATAAGATGAGTGATAACACTTCGATAGTAATTATTATTTTGATAATAGTTGGATACTGCTTAATTGATAGCGTAATTGAACAAAACTCAAAAAATTGTGATAACGAAAAACAACAATCAATTATGGTCAAGGATAAATAAAATGCAACTTAAAGTGATTATCAAAAGGGTAATCCATTCAACCAAAAAAGAGATCGGCTCTTGGTATGTTCTCTCTACTGATAAAGGGAGCTGTACCGGAGTTGTAGGCTGGGAAGTAAAAGTGGGTGATAAACTGGTCCTTGATGGTAATCACGGTTCATATCAAGGAAGACCTCAGTTCACTTTTACTCAAGCTTACCCCGATGTTCCCGTTGATCCGAAACACCGCTTGTTTTATTGCTGTGAGCGCACAATCGGGATCGGGGAAAAGATGCGTGATCAAATTTGGGAAGAAATGGGTGCGAACTGGCCTGATATAAAGCCGGATTCAATACCGAAGATGAAACAGAAGGTCTACGAAGCGTTTAAGCTCTCGATAGAATCCTTAAGTAATGATGTTCAAAAAGTAAATCTGATTTCGTTCCTTATGGGAAAAGGCGCGACAATGAATATGGCAAATACAGCCTGGAGCGTTTGGGAGAACAAAGCGCAGGGAATTATAAATAATGATTGTTACATGCTTTCGGAGCTTCCAAAATATGGTTTCGGCGATGTTGATAAGAAGATCCGGCATGAGTTCGGGATTGGTGATACTGATCCTCGAAGGGTAAAGGCTGCAATTGAGTACGCCATGAAAAAGATCACCAGTAACGGTTCGACAGTTGTTGGCTGGCTTGAATTGCTTCGGACCTCTTCGGATGTTGCCGGAGGTATGCCTGATGAATTAATAATTGATTGCGTTGGTGAGATGTTCGGAGATAAAAAGCTCGTAGCATTTACCGATACTTCAATGATTGCTCGAAAGGTCGATCACGATAACGAAACACTAATTTGGGAGTTTTTAACATGTGGGTAGGAATTGGATACGGTATTGTTTTAACTGCAGTTTTGCTTGTTTGCTTTGTAATAGTCAGATATCAAAGAAAGTCTATAGGTGATCTTAGAGAGATAATTGTTGGTAAGAATGATGATATTTTAAACAAAAGAGCTGTAATAACAGACCTCAGAAGATCGTTGGACTTTGAGGTGACAAAAAGTGAAGAACTACTTGAGAATCAATGGCAACATGTTGAAATAATAAACAATCTAAAATGTGAGCTTAACTGCTTTAAAGAAATGGCAACTTCTCATATTAGTGTCGTTAAAAAGTATAGATCTGATATTCAGAAGTTGCAACTTCAGATTGAAAAAAGGATACTTGAACTCTTTTGGCTTCATAAAGATAATCAAGATTTAATATTTCATAACAAATCTTACGAATCGGCCTCAAAGCAGATGTATAGAGATTATGCAGAAAGCGGAATGCTTCTTGATAGTTACGATGATTACTTCCAAACTGCGGTGGTTATTTATGAAGGTGTATAAAGCTTACGAGCCTGTTGAAGAATTTGTTAGACTTCGAGATGAAGAGGAGCATGAGAAATTAAGGTTTACTGTATGCAAATGGTGTATTCAATGCCGATTCACAAAATATCATAACTGTAATGATTGCCCTGCTCATGGTAAAAAAGAACTGGCTTCATTTGATGAAGCTCTTGTATGGTGGGGAGGTCGATAATGGAACTTGACCCAACGCAGATAAAAGCAGTTGAACACGCAATCTCAAAGCCGTTCTCAGTCATAACCGGAGGGGCAGGAACCGGAAAAACTACGATTGTTAAGGAGATAATAAGAAGGCTTAAAAACAAAGAAAGCGAAAAACATCATGTAACCAGTTATAAGAAAAGCGAGGTAAAAATCAACCTTTGCGCCCCTTCCGGAAAAGCAGCCGCGAGAATGAAAGAAGCAACAGGAAGGGCAGCTTCGACAATTCACCGTATGCTCGGCTCGAACGGAATAGAGTTCACGGTTGAAGACCTTACTGGATACACGGTGATAGTTGATGAATCCAGTATGGTTGATAGCTCGATGATGGCTGAGATAGTAAAGCGAACCCCTGACAGGCTTATCTTTGTAGGTGATCAAGCTCAGCTTTCTCCCGTTGGTGTTGGTCAGCCTTTCCATGATATAGCAGCCTGCAGACCGGAAGCGGTTGCAAAGTTAACAAAATGCTATCGTAACAGCGAAGCAGTCTTTAAGGCGGCAACGGCAATCCGAAACGGTGAAAATCCTTTAGATTCGGATGAGTCGGAGTCTGAGAAGTGGGATTTTATCAAGGTCGGCAATCCTGAGTTAGCCCAAAAGACCATTATGGATTGGATTAAGCTTGATAACTTCATTGATTTTGAGCAGGATATAATCCTTTGCCCCAGGAACGGAACCACCGTTGATGATGCTTGTACGGTAAAAGGGCTCAACGAAGCAATAGTTAATTTCGTTAATCCCAGGGAGTACGGTGAGAAATGGAAGATCGGGGACCGGGTAATCAATACTAAGAACTGTGCGGAAAAGAACGTTTGGAACGGGACTACCGGAACAATCCACAGTATTGATAGCGATTATAAGATTTGGGTTCAGCTCGATGATCCGATCACACAGGGCAGAAGACAGATTGATAAAGTTCTCTTCGATAAGGAGATGATGAAGAATCTTCAGCTTGCTTATGCGTTAACGGTTCACAAATCGCAGGGCAGCCAGTACCGGAAGGTTATTTTCTGCTGTCTTAACCGCGATAAGTTTCAACTGGATCGGTCGTTGATCTACACCGCAGTAACTCGAACAAAGCAGCAGTGCATAGCGATCGGAAATATCGGTGCTCTGCATTCGGGAATTCAAACAGTAAAACAAAAAAATACAGTTCTTCAAGAGCTGGCAAGGGGTGAAAATGGATCAAATAATAAATCCACCCATTAGGCCTGGAGCTATTATTTGTAATAACTGCCTAAGATTACTTTTCCCTCTAAAATCTAATGTAGACGGCGAAGTAAGATGTGAGTTATGTAATAAACTTCAGAAACCAAATACAATTAAGGAATAAAAAATGACCGATAAAGCACCAGTAAAACTAGAAGGTAACGAACTCGCACTCCACAACGCATTCGGAACGTATTACGAGCAACTTGAAGAGATGGAAATTGCCGACAAGGACGCAGTTTTTCCGCTTGAGAATCAAAAAGATGCAACCGCATACCGTAAATACGTTTATCAAATGCGAAAATCAAAGTCGCCCGTTAAGGATGCTGCAAAGCTTGCAAAAGAAGATGCTCAGAAGCTTGTTAAGGCTTTTGTTGCCGGGGAAAAAGATATCATAGGCAGAATTGATGCGATGATCACTCCACATATGGATAAGATTGAAGCATTTGAGAACGTTGAGAAAGACCGTATCGCTGGGATTGAATCTAAGATTGACGCGATTGGAGTTGTTTCCGAAATGGTTTCTATGGTAGCCGGGCAAGATTCTGCTGAGCTGAAAGAGTGGATCAGCAATGTTCAAGAGATTGTTCTTGATGAGTCATTCGAAGAATACAAAGCCGCCGCTGCTCTCCGGAAGGAAGAGGTTGTCTCATTCCTAAAAGGGCAGTATTATGAGAAGCTT